CACCATGTCAACACCCTTGACCGGCGGAGCGATGTGCAGCGCCCTGCTGCCCGCCTCGTCGAGCTGCTGAGCCGCCATCGTCAGCGAGTCCAGCTCGTCGTTCACCGTGTCGGCGCGGAACTCCCCACCGTCCGCAAAATCGGTGAGCCGCTTGATCTGGCGCGCCCGCAGGATCGTCAGGGTGCGGCCCGGATCAAATGGCGATGCAAAAGTGATTGAACCGCCAGAAGCCTGACGCAGGCCAGTTACGGAGTACTCGTTCAGGGGCGTCGCGTCGATGAAGACAGACAGATCGTCGTCATCGAAGATGGGAAACGGGAACGAGTACGTCAGAACACCAGACGCGGTGGTGTGCTGCACCCTAGGGTAAGTCGGCGGAACAGTGAAATGCGTCATGCTGCCATCGGCCGCCCTTGGGCTTATGCGACCGTATAATGCACATGATCTAGAATTCTCTATCGCAGAAGATTAGTTGTCGCGACAACTAATGAACGGCATTCATAATTTCAGCTTGACAAGTGATGATGCTATTGATGCGCGATCAGTGATATAGCATTATTGCGTCATGAAGCGTGATCTGTCCGCGCAACAGTATCCGCGTCGCAAGTGCGCTCACTGCGGCGAGGAGTCCGAAATAGGGCGGATTGCCCCATACGGAATTGGGCCGCACGTGTGGCTGCATCAGGCGTGCTGGGAAGCGTGGATGGCGGCGAACACGAAGTGCGAATAGAGCTTCCCAACAACTGGCTGCCGAGGCCTTACCAACGGCCGCTCTGGCGCTACCTCGAAGGCGGAGGAAAGCGGGCCATTGCCGTATGGGCGCGGCGGCACGGGAAGGACGACGTCGGGCTGCATTGGACAGCCATAGCCGCCCATGAGCGCGTCGGGAATTACTGGCACCTCCTGCCGCAGTTCAGTCAGGCCCGAAAGGCAATCTGGAACGCCATTAATCCACACACCGGCCGCAGGCGCATAGACGAAGCGTTCCCGCATGCTATCCGCAGCAGAACTCGTGACCAGGAGATGTTCATTGAGTTCAAGTGCGGGTCAACGTGGCAGCTTGTTGGAAGCGACTCCTACGATTCACTCGTGGGCTCCCCTCCTGTTGGCGTTGTGTTCTCAGAATGGGCGCTTGCAGACCCGAATGCGTGGGCATTTATCAGGCCTATCCTGGCCGAGAACGATGGCTGGGCGCTATTCATCACGACGCCGCGTGGCATGAACCATGCCGCAGCGATGTACGAGTCAGCGCAGAAGGACTCGTTCTGGTTCGCCGAGATCCTTAAGGCGACAGACACTGGCGTGTTCTCGAAAGAGACGCTCGATCGAGAGCTTCAAGAGAACATCGCCCTGATGGGAGAAGACGAGGGAGAGGCGCGGTTTAATCAGGAATACATGTGCGACTTCTCAGCTGCCATGCCTGGATCGTTCTATGGCAGGCTTATGCAGCGAGCGCAGGAAGATGGCCGCATCTCAGATGTTCCGCATGACCCATCGTCCGTTGTGGAGACGTGGTGGGACCTTGGCGTCGGCCCCAATACAGCGACGTGGTTCGTCCAGCGTGTTGGCCGCGCAGTCCACTTCATTGACTACCACGAGGCAGGGGTTAACGACGGCATTCCAGAACACGTGCGCATGCTTAATGATCGCAAGGAAAAGTACGGGTATATCTACAGCGATCACGTCTTTCCGCACGACACGAACTCGCGAGACCATGCTACTGGAAGAACGCGACGGGAAAGCCTCATCGAGCTTGGCGTTGTTCCGACTATACAGGCGACAACCCCCCTATCAGAGAAGGGGTACAAAGCAGACGGCATTGACCAAGTCCGCCGGATGCTCGCAAGGAGCTGGTTCGATAAGACAAAGTGCGAGCGTGGGATACTTGCTCTGAAGAACTACCGCAGAGCATATGACGAACAGCGCAAGATATACTCCGATCAGGAAGTGCACGACTGGACATCGCATGCTTGCGACGCCGCCCGCGTTGGCGCCATGCACCGCCCGATTGAGCCTACGTACTTCGAACCGTGGATGCACAACATGCAGCAGCCCTACGATATGATGGAGCACTGATGAACACCGAACGTCTGTACATCAGATGCACCGTATGCGGAAAATATATGCCCGTCGGAGTGCACTTCGACATTGGGTTCTTTACTCTTGTCCGCGACAAAAGAACTGCTGGGGACAGAATGACTTCGTTTATGCGGAAACACGCAGAACTTCACTCACTTGGACGCCCTCTCCCCAGCAGTGGTGGCTTTGAATTTTTCAAAGAGACAGAGGTGCCCTCTACAGGTGAGGAGGAAGAAGCGTAATGGGCGGATCACCGAAGCCGCCTCCGCCGCCCGCTCCCGCCCCGGTCGTTGATGACACTGCGGCGAACGAGGCGCGAAAGCAGGAGGAGAAGCGCAACCGCCTTGCAGCGGGGCGCAACAGCACGCTCATCAACGGCGGCATTGGCCTGACAACTACGCCACCGGCACCGATCAGAACGCTTCTGGGGCAGTGATGGCACACTATCTGGTTATAAGTCGCGCAAGAGGCAAAAAGCGTTTAGTCGGACACGCAGATAGTGTCGAGGATGCTGTAATACTAGCTCGTCGCGAACACAGATCGCTCCCATCTACTGAATGGGTAAAGATCATAGACTGCCGGCAAAACCTTACTACAATTGCAAAATTCTTCAACGAAGACGTATTGTCGTGCGACATTATACATGTTCCATCAAATCAGAAATATAGAACACCGATTACAGACCAGAAGACTCCATGCCAGACCTAGCGACCAAGCTCATCGAGCGGCACGGAACCCTACTGGCGGAGCGTCATAACGACGACATCCGGCGGAAGATCGTGCGCTACGTGTTGCCGCAGGAGGCCGCAGCGTGGGGGGTTGACCCTCGCGGTCCGCGCTCTTCCCCGACCGTCGATGACACGGCTCGCGAGTGCCTGGACAACCTCGTCGCCGGGCTCGACGAAATGCTCTTCCGGCGCCAACCGTATCAAGTCGTCCCGAAGGATGACGACGTTGAGGATCAAGGCGGATACCCGGTGGAGTGGGCCGACTACGCGACACATAACCTGAACGTCGCGCTAGAACACCCCCGCTGCGGGTTTACCGTCGCTCGTCAGTTGCTGCTGCGATCTGCTGCTGGGCTCGGCTACGGCTGCATGTTCATCACCGAACGGCCGGGAAAGCACCTTGTGTTCCGGTCGTACCCGGCAGTTGAGATCGCCATCGCCGAGAACCCAGACGGCATAGTCGATACTGTCTTCAGAAGCCACGAGATGACGGTACGGCAGGTCGTCGAGACCTGGGGAGATCGCGCATCGGCAAAGGTCCGCGACCGTCTTGACAGATCTCCAGGCGACAAGATTTGCATCCTCCACGCCGTATACCCGCGCTACGAAGTGACGCCATCAGCCCATCGCATGGGCATGCCGTGGGCCAGCGTCTATCTTGAGGTGGACGGCAAGAACATCCTCGATGAGGGGGGGTTCGGCGAGTTCCCGTTCGTAGCCCCGCGGTGGGACCGCGGATGCGACCCGTATGGCTGGGCTCCGGGATGGACCGTGCTTGATGAGATCGAGCGCGTGAACGCCATGGGCCGCAGCAACTTGGCCGCTGGGCAACGCATCGCCGACCCTGAAGTCTACATCCCCAATGGGATGTTCCAGAACACGCTCGTGAGGCGGCCGGGAACCACCCACTACTACGACACGACGAAGAGCGGCCCGAACCCGGAAGTGCGGCAGTGGCCTACCCCTGCGCAGCTTCCCATCACCGTTGATATGGCAGACCGGGTTCAGGCGGCCATCCGGGAAGCGTTCTTCTACTACCTGCTGCAGCCCCCGCAGACCCCGAACATGACCGCCACCGAGTGGATCGGCCGTCAGCGCCAGATGGCCCGCAGGATGGGCGCGCCGGTCGGGAGACTCGAGCAGGAAGCGGCTGACCCTATCGGCAAGCGCGCCTTTGCAATTCTGGTCCGGGCGGGCGTCGTCAGGCCGCCGGATCCGCCGTGGCACCTAAACGACTTCGAGGTGCGGTTCATCTCGCCGCTTGGCCAATTG